ATCCATTTCATTGTAGTAATCATCTGATTTCGGGTCAAACCCTTCTTTCTCAACAAGTGTTCGATGTAATCCCAAAGTAGCAAAAGTCATAGCGTCGTCTTTGCCAAACCAAGTATTTTTTTCTGCCCATTCTGTTGCTTTAGGGTCTGGTTGCTGCGGTTGCTGCGGTTGCTGCGGTTGCTGCTGCTGAACTTGAGCTTGTTGTTGAGCATACTGCTGCTGTTCTTGTTTTCTTGCTAGCGCAGTTTGATATCGATCGTTCTGTATAGCAATGTCCATTAATGTTTTTTGAGCATTTACAACAGCTTCAGAGTCCCCTAAATCTACAGCCCGACGAAGATCTTGTTCTGCGGACTCCTGCTCCTTTGTTACCCGAGCACCATACTCATTTAAATAACCTGTATCCAGGTTTTGGACTTGTGCTTTTAATTGATTAGATTCATTTTGAACATTTTGGGCGTACTCAATTGCAGCTTGTTCGCGTCTTTCTGCCTCACGCATTTTTCTCGTAAGTTTATCAATTCTTTTTTGTACGCCGGTTTCATGTTCTTTGTATTCATCTGAATCTGAATCTTGTGTAACACCTTCTACCGTATCTGTTTCTTGTTCAATAGTGACCTCAGTTTCTTCTGCATCACTTAAATCTAGTTCTAAATTTTCGTTTTCTTCGTTCATAACAACCTCATAGACTAACAATATCTTCTGGATCTAAAATAGTTGCCAGGATTTCATCATCGTTTAAGATTCTTACCTCCCCACCATCTATTTTAAATCGAGATCCTGCGTATCTTGCAAAAATTACCCAATCCCCTTCTTTACACCAGGGATCTTCGGGAAATTTTTGTTCATCTTGATATGCAAGAGGACCGACTTTAAGCACATATCCAACTACAGTCTGTATTTGACCGTCCTCTAAAACTTGATTTGGAAGTGCAATTCCACCACGAGTCGTGTCTTTACCACGATATGGGAGAACCAATAATCGCCAGCCTGTTGGTTGTGGCATACGGTCTAAGAGAGGTTTATCTATTAAGTCCGGGTTTAAAACCGAGTTATATCGGTAGGTCGGATCTTCATATACATGAGAAATGCTTGCTGTATCGCTAGTCATCTAGGCGCTCCTGTTTTTCTAGCAGGTTCGAGAGTTCCTGTTTTACATAATTCAGTGAGTTTAACTCACCCATCAAAGTGGCATATTGTTCCATAGATTGAATGCCATTATTTTCAAGAATGTTTAGAACTTGTATTTTACGTTCATTAACCGTCTTGAACACAAATTGTACAATATCAATGTCTGTAGTCAAATAATCTCCTTATTTACCTTTTTTTCTTCCAGAGGTGAAGGACTCTATTGCGCCTCCACCAAAATAAAAACCTAAAATTAAAAGCATCGCATAATTAATTTGAAACTGCTCCATGACCTGGGATACAGAAGACGGGTCTCCTTTCCCAGTTAGTGTCATGGCAAGAACTATGATAAAACAAGATACATAAGTCAAACCGAACATCAGCGCAAGATATCGCTGAGCCACTTTAAACGGAGCATACGAGTTCATCAAAGCTACCTTGGCTTGTGTCTTCGCTTCAATCGACTCAGTTTCAGAAGTGTGCATGTCATCAATCAAATCCATACCTTTCTTGATGACTGTCTCGCTCCCTAATATTTTTCCTAATACGCCTAAAATCATGTGTTTTCTCCTAACTGATCTGTCGGGATGCAAATTAACTGATAATTGATGATTGGTTTGCCCAACCTAATCACTCCTTCTGCACGTTCTTGCATACACGAATTAGCAGTCGGAAACGCATCAACTATGCTCATATAGAACATACTTCCTTCTATTGTTATGAGCATCAAAATCCATGTCATTTCAGTATCTTCGTATTCTTTGGATTGACCCACTCTGGTATGCAATACGCCTGTACTTTACGCTTTGTCCAGTAGTTATACCGTGTACGACTGACTCGTTCTGCAAAATAGTTGCATCGATTAATTGAATAAAAATATGCCTTCTTATCAGGTATGACTTTTCCTTCAGCAGTCATAACTATCAGCGCAAAAACATAGATCACTCACCTAGCTTCCTTCTTCGCTTGATACGCCGATGCACCAAAGAACGATGCCACTAACGCAGACACGGCTATAAAATACGTCCCCGCGATGTCAGCAATGAGTTCAGCCGCTTTATCAAGTCCAACAAAGCTACATATAAAAATACCACTGGGATACAACAATAGACCAGCCAGCGCAAACCACGCCATTTTTCTGATTGCATCCCTTTGCGAATTATCATCAGCAATTTTAAGCCTTCGATCTTCCAACTCAAGAACAGCAAGCTCATGCGGATCGATAATGCCGTTTTCATTTGTGTCATATTTTTTCAATTCACTCATACTGCCCTCAGAGTAGAGAGCCAATATACAAAACCACCGACCGCACCCAATCCCAACAAACACATAAATACACTGACCACAGACTTAACGATATCAGCGTTTTTCTTTTGTCTTGCCACCCTTGCTTTCTTCTGTGCTTCCAACGCCTCATCACGATTGCGCTTGGCCTCTGCTTGGAACCTCAAAAAATCAGTGTATAGATTTGCTCGTCCTTGATAAATCAACATATCTTTAAGCTCAATCTCAGCTTGTTTTAATTTCTCAAGATGTAAAAAGTTCTCAAGATCAGAGCCCGTAGATCCAGCCCCGCCTGATTTTTTCTGTATTTCTGCTTTTGCATCGAAATATTGACCAAGTTGAGATGCGCAATCTGTGATGTCTTTACCATTTTTCAATAGCTCCTTCACAGCGCCTATGGCTGTGTTAGCTGTTTGAACTACTGCAATGGCTTCAAATATCACCTAATGTTCCTATGATGTTCGAGGAGGTTTTTGCATCGCTGCTAATTGTTTCATTCGCTCTCGCTCTGCCGCAGCCTCTATGCGAGCAAACGTCTGACGCTCCTGGCTTTGTAATCTTTGCTGGAACTCTCCAGCTTTTTGTTGAGCACGATTACGATCGAACTCAAGTTCTGCCTGATCCTGTTGAATATCCGCCTGTGCCTGCATTTCACGAATCTTCAATTCTTTCTCTTTCAAAGAAACTACAGGATCGGGTTGATCTGAGCCAGATAGCTGTTTGCTTAATGTCCTCAACGCTTGCATGCCTTCTGCAACAAGTGCGGCAATACGCGATTCTAGTTGAATTGCCTGCTCCCGAGATATTTGTTGCGTTAGTTGAGCACCCATTTCAGTCATCGCCTGTTCTTTAGCTTGTAGTTCAACGTGTTCTAAAATGTGTTTTTGTAAACCAATTGCTGCTTTCGGCTGTGCTTGAAGCATCGGGGTATTACCATGAATCATATGAGCAATAATATGAGCCTGGTGATCTTGACCTTCAAACGCTTTAAGCGGTAATCCTTCTAATATATCCATATTTTCCTGAGCCGGATTTTTGGGATTGGGTTTTTCTTCCGGCGTGGTTTTTAAAATTTTATCAACATTTTCTACACCTAAAGCATCGTACATGCGACGAAAAACTTCTTCCATATTGTGTAGTTCAGGAGCCTGGGCCGCTAATTGCATTTCAGCTTGTGCCAGGGCAATTCGCTGAGATTGACTAAATATGCTTGGGTTAGATACCGGTATTACATCTACACGGCGATCAAAATCTTTAGCCATAACAGAGGCTTCTTTGTTTTCGATCGCATATGGATACTGTTGCGGTAAATATTCCCCCATTACTCGTGCAAGAATCTTAAACTCGGTCTTCATCGCGTAATGTAAGCGTTTGTGGACTGCAGACATGACCCGTGAGCCTTGTTCAATCAACGCTAAAGTAGTACCTACGGCTGCTTGTTGATTACCATCGCCCACTTTCATATCTGTTATAGTCGCAAACCGCTGCCCGGCTTGAACAACAAAACCAAGTAATTGGAATAAAGTAGAGTCCGGCCCCTTAAATGGCAACGGCATCAAAGCATCCCGAATCGCTCCGCCAGGAGCATCTACATCACGAAACTCTCCTGGTTGCAACGGCTCATCATCGTCCCTGATCCGTAGGCCACGGGCCTTGAATCCTGCAGGAAGATTAGACAAAGTACCGGCATCTATTAATTGACGAAGGGCGACGGTAGCTGTACGCGATAATCCGCCAATCGTGTGAATCAGACCAAGACCATAAAAACCAAATCCGGGTAAAAACTTGTA